CTAAAGGTTTCGGAATGAACCTACCACACGGGCAAGAATCTTCATTTGCGCCTTATCATGGTCACTAATTTCCCACGGTTCATAAACAGGGTTATCACTATGCACCATTATTCGACTACCCTGTCGTTGTAGCCGTTTGATGTACAGTTCTTCGCCAATGCGAAAGGTATATATACCATCACCTTTGTTGGATCGTGCGCCCTCGGACCGATCAAGCAAGGCAATCCCACCGTCCTCTAATGACGGCTCCATACTGTCGCCATTAATATAAATACCGCAAATATCCTTGGGGTTTTTGCCAAGCTGGTCTCGCAAATAGCTTGTTGGCAAGCTGATATATCCAGAAACAACTTCCCCAAAATTCATAGCTCCATTCCCGGCAGAACCACGAACATCGAGAACTGGGACCCGCGTTAACCCTCCCGGCTCAACAGGGATCAACGTCACATTTCCATGACCTTGCGCAGCCTTCGACCTTTCAGCGAACATTTGCCCCTTTCCTGTAAGGAGCCAGTTAATGTCGATACCTTTTTCGGTCAAGAAAAGAAGGTTGCTGATTTTTGGGTACTTTTCTTCCCGTTCGTAAACCTCCCACGATTTACGGCTGAGACCAGCCAGTTCTGCGGCTTCCTCTGATGTAAGTCCCAGTTCTTTTCTTGCCTGTCGAAGGCGAGTGCTAAAGCCATTATTCATGCGACAATTCCATGCAACAAGTGTCGCTGGCTGCTAGCCACAACGGGAAGATGGCGACAATTAATTTTATCAATTGAAATCAACATCTTATGAAGATTGTTGTTAAAATTACTCAATATTGATCTGTCGCCACTTTTTTTACCCTTGATAATGGGTAGTTTTCGTATCATAGTCTCACCATTCGATGACGCTAACGACCAAAACAAACCGGCCATCAGGGTAGGGGCCGGTTGTGATCGAGGAGAGACTTATGGCGCACGGTGCCGACAAACGACCGGAAGAAATCCGCTTCATGCTCAACAGCAAAGGTATGACCTTTGCCGATGTCGCGCGTGAATGCGATCTACCCGAAAGCACTGTGCGGTCAGCGACCCGCAAACCGAGCATCGAGGGTGAATGGGCAATCGCCTACTTCCTCGATCTGCCTGCCAGCACGATCTGGCCGTCCCGTTATGACAGCAAAACCGGTGAACGCCTCAAGCCTCAACCTGCTGCGAACTATACGGACTTTCCGCGCCTCGGTCACTGTCAAAAAGACATCGCGGCATGAACAACGGGCTATCTCCTGACATTCGATTTTCCCTAATACACGCATACGGACACGTCGCTCATGGCTAAAGCACGCGGTGATAACAACACAATCGACTTGCTGACGGAATGGAACCCGCCGGAGGTCGCTGTTCGCTTCACTCAACCCGAACGGGTTCGGGGTTCGAGCTTTGCCCAGCGAATCAGTCGGGCAGTATCGGAAGTCCTCAAGGATTGTGAAAAATCACGCGAAGAAATCGCCGCAGGCATGTCTGAATATGCAGGCGAAGAAATAACGAAAAACATGCTGGACGCCTATGCCAGCATGGCACGCGAAAGCCATACGATCAGCCTTGAGCGTGCCTTTGCCCTACTCCACGCAACCGGTGACGCTAGAATTTTTGGCATGGAGCTGGAACGGTTCGACTTTGCCGTCATCCAAGAGCGTTACCTTGGTGCCGTCGAGGACGCCATGATTGAAGATCAGCGCGAACAGTTGCGCAAATCGCAACTTGCTGCCCGCCGTCGTTGGAAGGGAGCAACGCGATGAAAGAATGGTGGTCTACTGGGGAAATGGCTGACGCCAAGATTAAGGGCCTTCCTCACAACAGGACGGCGTTGATTCGCCACATAAAAGAAAACAACTGGGATACCAAAGCAAACTTGGTACGAGATCGCAAAGGACATGGTGGAGGAAAAGAGTACCATATCCAGCAATGGCCAAAGTCATCGCAGAGAGATTATGCCCGTCGGCATCTCTCGGCGCAACCAGACCTGTTTGACCAGGCATCCGTACCAGCACCGCTTGCAGCAAAAGATACAGCAGCTAATACCGACGATCTGAACGCATTTCAGCGTGAGGTCATGAATGCCCGTGCAACATTGGTTGCCACGGTCAATCAACATGCCGAAGTAACAGGCCGGAACGCAGCCCTTGATATTGTTGTCGAGGAAGCCCGCAAAGGCACCCTGCCCGCCGATCTGCAAGAGCTTGTCGGTATAGCCAATGCCAAAAGCGGTCGTCGCGTAAAGACCGCTAAAGGCAAGCACAAGATATCGCGCAGAACGCTGTATCAATGGGTGCTTGACCACGAAAAGGGCGGCATTTTTGCCCTCGCTCCGACACCGGCGAACAAATCGGATTATGAAATCCCGGCATGGGCACCTGCCCTCATGCAGCTTTGGGCCGATCCGCACAAACCATCGCTTACAGCGGTTCTGGAAGAGTTGCCCGGCACCCTGCCCGATGGCGTTGACATGCCATCCTATGATCAGGCGCGTCGCTTCCTTGCCAACAAGGTTTCGGTTGTTGACAAGAACCGGGGTCGGATGGGGCCACAGGCCCTTAAAAGCCTGCAAGCCTTCACCCGGCGCGATGTGTCCGAGCTTTGGCCGGGCGCGGTTTACACCGCCGATGGTCACACCTTCCGCGCAAAGATTGAACACCCGTTCCACGGTTCCCCGTTCCAGCCGGAAATCACATTCACGATGGATGTTTTCACCCGTTATATCGTCGGGTGGTCTGTTGGCTTGGCCGAGAACTCCATCGGTGTTCTCGAAGCCCTGTCACACGCAATTATCGAACGCGATGATGGCCGTCACAGCGCCCTGCCTCTGATCTTTTACACGGATAATGGCAAGGGCTTTAAGAACGAGATGTTCAGTTCGACCGCCATCGGTTTCTTTGACCGGTGGGGCATCACACAGAAGACCTCTCTGCCTTACAACTCACAGGCACGCGGTGTTATCGAACGCTTCAACCGGAATGTTCGTCAATGGGCCAAAAAGCTCGTTTCCTATAGCGGTTCGGAACTGGACAAAGAAGCCAAACGCTATATAGACCGCGCCCGCATTCAGGCCGCGAAAAAGAAGATCAAAAGCCGGTTCGATGTTACGTGGGATGACTTCCGGACGTTTATCCAGGATCAGATTGATACCTACAACAACAACCCGCAATCCGGCCTGAAACGTGTTCGTGACCCTCAAACCCGAAAATACCGTCATCTAAGCCCGGCAGAAGTCTGGTCGGAATGGCTTGCTGATGGCGGAAAAGCCCGCACCATCGCGGTTTCAGAGGCGTCTGACCTGTTGCGTCCGTATGACCGGCGCAAGGTTGCACGGTGTGAAATCCGTATCCTCAACAATGTCTATTTCAGTCACGAACTTGAAGCCTATCACGGCCAAGAGGTTCTGGTTGGCTATGACATCCATGATGCAAACCGTGTCTGGGTTCGTGATTTTGAAATGCGCCTTCTGGCTGTTGCCGAGCTGGATGCCAACGCCCGGCCCTATTTCGATGGCGACACCCTGCGCACCGCACAAAGCAAACAGGATCAGGTTCTGGCCGCACGTACCAAAGGACGCTTGGGACGCATTGAGGAAAAACGGCAGGAAATTATTGCCGAAGCCAAAGGACCGGCACTTGAAGTCGAATATCAGCCAGCCGTGCCGATGGAAGATTTCCAGATCAAGGCCGCTGACGAAATGTTGGCCCGGTTTGAGCAGCCCAAGCCGGTTCTAAAACAGGCTAACGGTCGGCCCGTTTTCAAAGACGATATCGAATGGGTGATGTGGCTTTCACTCAACCCCGAACAAATCACCGAACAGGATCGGGCAGTTCTATCCGAGCGGCTCGAAAAGGCTTCCTTCCGCCAGCTTCTGGCGATGGAGGAAATCGACCCCACGCGGATTGTTGGTCGCAAGGCCGCGTGAGGTCAATGACTGCCGCAAAGCGGCACAACGAAGAGAAGAAAGGTTAATTATGCGTCTCAAGTTTGTAAATACGCAAAACGTCAAGAAGCTGATGGCAGGTATGGCCGCGATTGAGCAACGCGGTGCCGGGGAAGCCTGTCTAGTTGTGGTTGACGGTTCGCCGGGCCTCGGCAAAACCGAAAATATCAGCTACATGGCCGCACAAAATGCCAGCGTATTCGTTCGCGCAAAGCGTGAATGGACGCCGAACTGGATGCTCGGCGAATTGCTGGAGGCATGTGGCGTCCAGGCAAAGCCGCAATCCTTTGAGCGCAAATATCGTCTTCTGGTCGAAACCCTTTCCATGCAGGCCAAAACCGCCGCCGATAACGGCGAGATGTTTTTCGTTGGCATCGACGAGTGCGATTATATCTGCCGGTCAGACAAGATGCTTTCGACCATCCGCGATCTGAGCGACTTCGTGGAAATCCCCTTTGTTTTAGTCGGAATGGGCAAAGTCCGCGATAGCCTGACACGCTTCCCGCAGGTCACGTCCCGCGTTGGTCAGTATGTCCGGTTTGAAAAACTCACACCCGAAGACACCGAGAAGGTCGTTCGCGAACTTTGCGAAGTCAAAGTCAAAGACGATCTGATCGCGCTTCTGCATGAAAAAGCGAACGGCTATATCCGCGAGGTCAAGGAAGGCATCGCGCATATCGAACGGTTCGGCAAGATGCAGGACAGTGCCGAAATCGGTGTGGCCGAAATGAACGGCCAGGTTCTTTTGAACGACCGTGCAACGTCCCGCCCGATCATCGTGCGGGGTGGCAAATGAACAAGGGTCGATCCTTCATCCAAGAGGCCGTGCGCGACCTTTTGCCGCCACATGCCTGCCTGACGATTGATGAACTGGATGCAGCCTTGCCGGATCATCCACGGCGCAAAATCGTCAATGCCACCCTTAAACTCATGAGCCGGGGGCTTATTGAGCGGGTCGAGCGCGGTTGCTATCAGTTGACACAGGAAGGCGTGATCAGCCGGGCTGACTGTGAAGCCCTGACCAGCGGCCCGAATGCACCGCATACCGCCAAGGCGCAAAAACAACGCGGGAACCACCTTCGCCAGCGGGTTTGGCGGGTGATGCCGGTAAAACAGAAATTCACAATCGATGATCTGCTTTCGATTGCTGCAAAGGGTGCCGAGAAAAACGCCCGGAACAACGTCCAGAAATATCTGAGGCATCTTTGCCAGGCGGGATATCTGCGTGAATTGCGCCGGTCCCCCGGCGATGCGATGACCTCCAACGGATTCAAGCGGTATCAGATTATCCGCCATACCGGCCCGCTGGCCCCCATTCCCCGCAACAACGGCGTGTATGACCGCAACACGGGGGAGTTCCATGAACGCAATCAATGAACTCCCGCGCTGGCGCGTTCTGCTGGCCGCAGAAATTGACCGCACATCGGTCACGGAGACAGCCAAGCGCATTGGCTATGCCCGGTCGTCTGTATCGCTGGCCAATGGCGGGAAATACACCGCTAACACCGACCAGTTAGAGGCGCGTGTTCTTGAAGTCCTGGGCGGGCCGGAACCGACGTTCTATTGCCCGGCCCAGACAACCAGCATCACGAAATCGGAATGCACCGACTTTGCTGCACGGCCCATGCCAACGGCCAGCCCACGCGCCCTGCGTCAGTGGCAAATCTGTCAATCCTGCACCCATCGGGAGGACTGCAACAATGCTGAGTGAAGACCTTACCAACGTCACGGCAACCTTGCGCGATCATGCCGGTGCCAATGGCGGCAAGCTGTACCTGTCCCAACGCATGACAAGCATTTTGCTCGACAATCTCGGTTTGCTGGCCCTCGACCTTGGCCAGTACGAAAAGTCGAATGGTCCGATTGCTACCGGTGCGCCCAACATCGCAGCCATTCAGCGTGGCCTTGCCGCTGGCACGGTTGTCAGTCTTGCAGATCGCCGCATGAGCAAAATGTGCAGCGCCTTCACCCCGGACGACGGGGGAAATGCAGCATGAAGCAGTCAACCGCAACCGGATCGGTCAAAGCGAATGACAGCAGGTTAGCCGCCGTTCAAAGCCGGATCGGGTCGTTCCTTTACGCCACATGGATCATGCCCCTGAAAGTCCGGTTTGAGGACGACAAGCTGATCATTGCCGCGCCGAGCGCCATGCACGCCGATGCGGCCCGAAACCGGTTTGGCAACCAGCTCAAAGACGCCTTCAAGGCCGCTGAATTGCGCGTCTATGTGGATCGGAGCGAATGACCATGAAACGAGGAAACCCGATCACCCAATGGTGGCGTTACATCCGCCACATCTGGCTATCGCCCCGGAGGGATCGATGGTCCGCCATTACATCCCCGAAAAAGTAATCGAAATACCAATCAACCCAAGGACCGAACTCATGGAACCGATCACTGAAACCGCCGACCTGAACAGCGTTTTGCCAATCGTAACCGTTCATGACCAGCAATATCTCGAAGACGCCAAAGGCAAGCTCATTCCACTGGCCCAGGTACCGGATGATCACCGAATGCGTGATGGCTTGGTGCGCGAAAAAATCGCCAAGGTCATCACTCTGCAAAAACAACTGCGTGACTTCAAAATCGAAGTCATGGCCGACATCGCCGCCTTTGTTCAACTTTCGGCTGATCAGTATCAAGTGCACATCGGCGGCACCAAGGGCAACGTCCAGCTAACCACCATCAAGGGCGATATGCGGATGATCCGGCAGGTGTCGGAGAACCTTGCATTTGATGAAAAGCTGATCGCCGCCAAGGCCCTGATCGATGAATGCATCATCGAATGGTCCGAAGGGTCGCGCCCGGAAATCCAGACTCTTGTTCAGGACGCTTTCCAGACCGATCAGCAAGGCAAGATCAGTACGGGTCGTGTCCTTGGCTTGCGCCGCCTCAAGATCGATGACGAAAAGTGGCTGCGTGCGATGGAGGCGATCTCGGACAGCATCCATGTCCAGGACACCAAAGCCTATGTCCGCTTCCAGAAACGCAATGACACCACCGGCAAGTGGGAAACCCTGCCGCTGGACATGGCCGCAGTGTGATGGAGGGCGCAATGTCAAAGAAAAAGCCAAGCACAGTCTATCGCGTCGAACTGGTTGGCCATGACCTGATTTACGTCATCGCCCGCCACGAAAAAGGGGCTTTGAGCGTTGCGCTCCAGCACGGATATGAGCCGGATCGCAGCCCGTCGGCCAAGCCCCGGCGCGTTGATGACCTGTTCGCAGAACGGGCCATCAACCGCAAGAACCCGGGTCAGGAAGCGGCATGACCCCTCAAGCAAAGCTGGAAATCGTGATGGATCGCCTGCGTACCAGCACCAGCGCCTTGGAAGCTGACCGCGCACAGTTCTTTGATGCCGCAACCAACAAGGACGGCAAAATCGAACATGAAAGTGATGCCCGTCACCTCGCATATCTCGACGGCATGATCGCGGAAAACAAGGCCGCATTAAACATTCAGGTCCAGCGCCGAAAAGTCGTTGGTGCCTGATGTGAAACCGGGGCCGACCAAACCTGTTGCAAGTGCTTTTGGTTCGGCCCTGGTTACCTCCAAACACCCCGTTACCCCGCTTGAAGGCAGGGTCGGGGCTTTGGGCTGAAACGTCTGGCCCGGACACGCAAGGGCAATTTGGCAACAGGTTGGGCACCGGACCACGCAAAGGGCGAAACAGCAGGTGCTTACGACAATGGAGGCGACAATGAAAAAGGTCATTTAACCCAGAGAAACAAGCAAGTCGGGATGCATCCCCTCCCTGTGCATCCCGACCTTCGCCATAGCAACGAGCAGATCACGGTCTGCTGATTGGTGCGGCGGCGTGGAAGCGAACACGTAGTGCTGACGAGTACGGGGTCTGTGCCCGGTGGTAGCCGGGAGGCGTCACGACAGGAACAGGCATTAAGCCAACAGCCTTTGCTGTCTGTTCTGTGAATTCAGATGATCCGGGTTCGAATCCAGGTGACCCAGAGCCGGAGTAGAGACCGGCCCGCACCAACGCTGAGTTTGAAGATCGAGCAAACAGATAAAACGAGGAACGAAAATGTCAGCTTCAAGTATTGCGAAAGAGATAGTGCAAGAGCGTCGGCGTCAAATTGAGGATGAAGGATACAACGCGGCGCACGATAGCCTTCACGAACCTGATGTCATTGCAACCGGAGCAGCGTTTTATGCTCTTCCAGAAGAAACCACCGAGTGGGTGAAAATAAAAGGCGTGGACCTTTGGCCGTTTGATGGTCAACCAAAGCGGAAAGATCGTCGTCGCGATCTGATCCGCGCAGCCAGCATGATCGTGGCAGAAATCGAACAGATAGACCAAGCCAACAACAGAACAGCACTGAAAGCACATGTTGAGCGCATCGCATATGCGCTTGAACAGGGGCAAACTGCCACGGCAGTTATCGATAACTTGGTGGTTCAATACGACGCCAGCATTGCGTTCGGAAGCGGTACTTATTTCTTTCGGCTTGCAGGCGTAAGTGTCACGCGCACGGCTGGAAAGAAAGCCGTACTCACAGGTTGGTGTGAAGCCGCCGAACGGTTGATTGAGGCTGCTTGAAATGCCGCATCATCCGCCACAAACCCCGGATACCCGTCAAGCACTGACCGACCTGTCGGTGCTTGCAGCCGGGTTTGTGCGTGGGTGCCGCAATCCCAAGAAACGTCAAGCCGCTTTAGCAATCATCCAGCAGGCGAACCAAGCGTTGAGGACCGGGGATGCTATGCAAAATAGCCCGCAAATTCCCACCGATCCTGAACAGTTGATTCGCGCCTACCTCGATGCCAACGGAGATTGGCGGTCCCTTGTTGCCGCGATTAACCGCATGGCGCTTGAGGGCGCAACCCGGAGGCAGCAATGACCGACAGAACCGAATGCCCGGCCTGTGATGGTGAGGGAATGTGGTGGAGTTTTCCTTGCGATGTGTGCGGCGGCACCGGACACACAAATGAGGATAATGAAGACAATGAAGATTGATCGCTTTCCCACCGTAGCGCTGAGCATCCGCCAACCGTGGGGACATCACATCCTTTTTGACGGCAAGTCGGTTGAAAACCGTTCATGGCCGACCCGTTTCCGTGGATCGTTTCTGATCCATGCAAGTGCGACATTCGATGGTAAAGCCGCTGAACGCCGGGAGTTTATTGCCCATCATCCAAACAGCCACTTGGGCGGCATTGTCGGGATGGCAACCATCACAGATTGCGTCACATCGATGGACAGCGAGTGGTTCTTTGGCCCTTACGGCTTTGCCCTGGTCAACCCGACACCGCTTGAGTTCGTACCCTGCAAGGGGAAGCTAGGCTTCTTCACGCCCGATATCGATTTCAGCCTTCTGAAAGTGAGGGCGTGATGACTTGGGAACAGAAAGCAATATCGATCATTTCGAAGGTGCATAGCAACATTCGGGCGAACGCTTCGTTCGATGAACGCAAAAAAGCTGTCCAAGAGGCCTATCCGTGGGGGTGTCGAAGTGGCTGGCCGTACAAGGCGTGGCTCAAGGCTCAAAGGCGTTATCTCGCCCGCTATGCGCCGAAAGGTGAGGTTACCAAGAAACTGCCCCTTACGCCGCTGGAACGCATGATCAAGAAGACAATCCAAGCCGAAAAGTTAGGAAAAACCAATGGCCGAGCATGACGATATCCTGCGCAAGATCAAATCGTGTCTGGCGATGGCGCAATCAGACAATCCGAACGAGGCCGCAACCGCCTTACGACGCGCCCAGGAACTGATGGAGAAATACGGCGTCACAAGTGATGACGTTGCGATCAGTGACGTCAATAGCAGTATGGCAGATGCACGGTCGGGCCGGGTGCCACCGGCCCATATCGCCATGCTTGCAAACATGGTCGGTCGCGCCTTCGGGGTAGAACTGGTCTACAACGCATCTTTTGATGGCAACAAATGGCGGGCCGCTGTCGAGTTTTACGGCTTGAATGCCGCCCCGGAAGTCGCTGCCTACACCTACGAGGTGCTTGTGAGACAACTCACGAAGGACCGCACAAACTATATCTCGACACTGAACAAGCGCATCAAAAGGACAACCAAGGTGCGCCGAGGCGATATGTATGCAAAGGGATGGGTTCGTGCTGTCGCCGATAAGGTACCCTCCCATTTCCCGACAGAAGCCGAGACCAAAGCCATCGAAGCCTACAAGGCCAAACGGTGGTCAGAAGAATTGGAGACAACCACCGGCAGAGACCTGACCACAAAGGCCCGCAATCATGACTACGGTGCCTTGTCCAAAGGTTTTGCAGACGGTCGCAAGGTTGATTTCCGGCAGGGAGTTGCAGGCGAACGCCAAGAGGCTTTGGGCTATGGCGGGGGGCAGCAATGAAAGCGACGAAATCCCCCACATGGCAATCGCTCAACCGTCAAATCCGGGCTGCTGAAAAGCAGCGTGGCATAGACCGCGATGCACATGAGGCCTTGGTGCTTCAAATCACCGGCAAAGCAAGCCTAGGCGATTGCACAGACGGTGAAATGCGCAAGATCGTCGCGCATCTGAATGGCACTCGTGTTGGGTTCAAGCCATCTGCCAAAGGCTATGTCCGCAAGATTTGGGCGCTGTGGAGCAGCATCAAGAAAGCCGGGGCACTGACGGCACCCGATACGGACGCGGCCCTTGTCACCTTCGTCAACAAGCATCTGACAGGTCGCCAGTTTGCCAATGTCCGCCAACTGGACTGGCTGACCTATGACGAGGCCCAACCGATCATTGAAGCCCTGAAAGACTGGTCAAACCGCGTAAAAGCGAAGGGAGCGCAGTAGTATGTCCCGTCTGGGATCGACATACGGGATTGACGATGTTGTCGAACTGGTTTCGCAACGCGCTGCAATGCGCCTTGTCGAAGCCTTCCCTGGCATCGTTGTTTATATCCCCAAACGGGTTCCTGACGGGCATGAGCTGCTGGTGATCGGTGATGACGAAGCGGCTTGTATGTCGCAGCAATTTGGCGGCTGTCACATCACGGTCCCGATGTCCTATATCAGCCCGCGCAAACGTCGCCTCTTGATTTGTAAGCTGGCTTCCGAGAATATGAGCCGCCGTGACATCGCCCTCCGCGTCGGCTGTTCAGAGCGCCGCGTTTATCAGATACTTGGCGAAAACCGCCAGAAAGATGAACGGCAACCCTCGCTTTTCTAATGATAAATCTCGCCTTTAACTGAAATTTTCAGACTAAGTTTATTGGCGTAAAACCCGCACCCTCAATGCAATCAACCCGACACCTGTATCTGCATTGAGGCCGTCATGCCATCCCTTGACCTGAACCAACGTCTTTCAACACATTTCACGCTTCGCGAAGCGGTGAAATCGCAAGTTGCCACCCGTTGGAAAATCGACAACACCCCGCCGATTGACCTCATTCCGGCAATGGTTCGGGTTGCGGAGCATATCCTCGAACCCACACGCGCACATGTCAAAACCGCGATCATTCCGTCGAGCTTTTACCGCTGCCCGGCGCTCAATACCGCCGTGGGCAGTGACAACCCGCATAGTCAACACACCAAAGGCAAAGCGGTTGATTTCGAGGTTCCCGGTTTCACCAACTATGAAATCGCCAAATGGATCTCCGAGAATCTCGATTTCGATCAGTTGATCCTTGAATGCTATGTGCCGGGCGATCCTTCGTCGGGCTGGGTGCATTGTTCCTATGCCAGCGTGTCCGAAAACCGCCGTGAAATCCTGCATTACAACGGCAAATTCTATGCACCGGGGCTGTCATGAATTGGTCTGATGTTGGAAATCTACTGGCCGATGCTGCCCCGCTTGTCGGAACGGCGTTGTTCGGCCCCGCAGGCACAGCAGTCGGTGTTGGTCTTGCTTCCTTGTTCGGCACAGAAGCCAATCCGGGAAAAGTCGCCCAGGCTATAAAAGCCGATCCTGAGGCGATGCTGAAAATTCAGCAGTTCGAGATCGAGAACCGGACCGAATTGTCAAAGCTCGTCATTCAAGCCGCTACCGCCGAAATCAAAGCCGTCAATGAAACGATGCGCGTCGAGGCCCAGTCAGATCATTGGTGGGTTTCTGGTTGGCGACCCTACTGGGGATTTTCAAGCGCGACTGCCTGGACATTTCTTGCTGGTTGCCTTGGTGTCGCAATTCTATCGGGTGACGGTGTGGGGGTTGCCCTTTCTGTTTTCAATGCAGTTCCGGAAACCTTTTGGTTGATCCCGCTTGCTGTTCTGGGCATCGCGTCCTGGCATCGTGGACAGGAAAAACGCACACGGGCAGAAGGCGGTGCCTGGAACAACGCAAACAAACTGGTCACTGGCGTAATCGCCAAAGTCAAAGGGAAATAGAATGGTCGATGATGTGAGCTACCAGCTTGGCGAGATTAAGGGTCTGCTGCATGGCATCAGCAAGAATGTCAGCGACCTTTCAGACAAGGTTGATGGCATGGACGGACGCCTGCGGAATGTCGAAAAGAAAGCCGCGATCAACGGTGCAATTTCGGGCGGGATCATCAGCGCGAGCTTCGCCGGTGTCATTGCCGCCGTGAAGGCCAGCACCGGGAGTGTTTAAATGGCGCACAGCGCGGAAACCAAATCACGGGCGCGTGCGCTTTATGTTTTTGACCGGCTTGACCTGACCAAAGTTTCAGAACGGGTTGGCGTTTCTATCGGCACGGTTCGCCGCTGGAAAACACTGGCCGAAACCCAGGGCGATGATTGGGATAAATCCAGAACGGCGGCAAGCATGGCATCGACCGGCACCGACGATATGGTCGCCCTCCTGATCGAGGACTATGTGCAACTGCATTTGTCCGTCATCGAGGACCTGAAAAAGGACGGTGCAATTCGTCCTCTTCAAAAGGCCGAAGCATTGGCCGGGTTGGCCGATGCCTTCAACAAAACGATCAATGCCGCAGGTCGGGCTTCACCGAAAATCTCTGAACTTGCCGTCGCCCAGGATGTGATCAAGCGCCTTGGAGATCACGTTGCGGCCAAGTTCCCGCAACATGGAGAGGCCTTTATCGAGATCCTCGAACCGTTCGGCAAAGAGGTGCTTGCAGCTTATGGCTAGACTTGAACGCCTGACCCCGAAGCAGTTTGAAAAATCCCTTGCGGAATACCGCGAGGGGTTTGTGCGTAACCTTGAGGCGCGTTGTTCGGGCTTTGATCCGGATGAAAAGGCGTCAAAGAAGCGTCGTGACAAAGGCCGCAAGGACTTCGAGTTTTTCGCCCGCACCTATTTCCCGCATTACATTCGCGGCAAGAAGGACCCGAAGACCGGCAAAGAAAAGCCGATCAATCTGTCAAACCTGCATCGGTATTTCTGCGAGCATTTCCCGGCCCTGATCGAAAACCCGGAAAGTGTGAACGAGGTGATCGCCGCCCCGCGTGGCGAGGCCAAATCGACCTATGCCCTGATTTTTCTGGTCTATTGCACCGTCTACGAGCTCAAGCATTACATGATCTACATCATGGATGTGTTTGACCAGGCATCGGTTGTGATCGAGGCTTTCAAAGTCGAACTGGAAAGCAATCCACGTCTTGGGAACGATTTTCCCGAAGCCACCGGCAAGGGCCCGGTCTGGCAGGATGGCGTTTGCGTTACCAGGAACAATATCAAGCTCCATGCACGCGGTGCGGGTCAGCGTATTCGAGGCCTTAAGCACGGGGCGCGTCGCCCTGATCTTGTTGTCCTGGACGATATCGAGAACGACGAAAACGTAAGAACCCCGAAGCAGCGCGACAAGTTGGAAAGCTGGATCGATACAGGCGTTGCCAACCTTGGCGAAGCCGGGGAAAAATTTGACGTTCTCGATATCGGGACCGTCCTTCACTATGATTCGGTTCTGGTGCGCAAGCTCAACAATCCGATGTGGCAAAGCATCAAGTTCCAGTCGATCCTGAAATGGCCGGATCGTATGGACCTGTGGGACGAATGGGAAGAAATCCTGCGCAACCAGTCCTTTGATGATGCCCGCGCATTCTATGCAAAAAACCTTGCCGAAATGGAACAGGGCGCGGTTGTAAGCTGGCCGGAAAAACGTCCGCTTCTGTATCTGATGGAATTGCGTGCGCGGATCGGACACAAGGCATTCAGTTCGGAACAGCAAAACGAGGCGATTGACGAAAACGCTTCGTTCCAGGCGTTTACCTATTGGGTCCAGTTCGCCCCGGATTGGGTTTATTTTGGGGCGTGCGACCCGTCTCTTGGCAAAAAAGGCAATGGCCGCGATCCGTCTGCCATCCTTGTTGGCGGTTTTGACCGCCGTGCAGGCGAGCTGTCCGTTGTCGAGGCATCAATCCGCAAGCGGGTTCCCAAGGTTATCATCAGCAATGTGATAGAGCTGCAAATGCAATATCGTTGTGTCGCTTGGGGCGTTGAGACTGTCCAGTTTCAGGAATTCTTGCGCACCCAGTTGATTGACGAAGCGATCCGGCAGCATGTGCCGCTTAATGGTGTTCCGATTTCGCAAAACACCGATAAAGACCTGCGTATTGAAAGCCTTCAGGTGCCGATTGCGGATGGCCGGATCAAACTGCATCCGAGCCAGCGTACCCTGATTTCGCAGCTGGAACAGTGGCCAAACGCTGATCATGACGATGGTCCTGATTGTCTGGAAATGCTCTGGAATTTGGCAATCACCTATGGCGCACCGCTTGACATCCGAACAGGTGGCCAGCGGGCCGCGATGAGTGCCTACGGGCAACATCGCAGCACGATTTCAGTAGATGGAAACTATGGCGCGGCAAGCGGCGCTTTGAACTGGCGAGGCTATTAGGTCATGGCACGGAAAAACAGAAAGACGAACAAACAGGCCAAGATCGAAAAGCCGGTGGTCACAGAGGTTGCCGGTGTCAAAAGTGATCTGGAACTTGCGAAACTGGTCAACGAGATCACCACACCGAATGACACGGTGCTTAAAAGCATCGGCAACCGCTATGACGAATACAAGGCACTTTTGCGCGATGATCAGGTCAAGGCAGCATTCGGTCAGCGTTTGGACGCGATGGTGGCCAAGGAAATCATTGTTGATCCGGGCGGACCTTCCGCCCAGGACAAGAAAGCCGCCAAGTTCATCAAAGAGCAACTCGAAGGCATCAATTTCGACGCGGCCTGTCGCAAGATGGCTTATGCGCAGTTCTATGGCTACACGGTTGCCGAGATGCTTTGGGCGTTTGACGGTGCCCAGGTTGTCGTCGATGCCATCCGGGTTCGCAAGTTTGACCGTTTTCGCTTTGACGGGGCCGGACGCCTGCGCCTGATCACAAAGACCGTGCCCAAAGGCACGATCATGCCGGATCGCAAGTTCTGGGTCTCGACGGTGGAAACCGACAATGACGATGATCCTTACGGGCTTGGCCTTGCGCACTATCTCTACTGGCCGGTGTATCTTAAGCGAAACGGAATGCGTTTCTGGGCCGTGGCGCTTGAGAAATTCGGGATGCCTACAGCGGTTGGCAAGCATCATGCAGGGGCTTCTGAGGACGATGTTGCAAAACTGCTGACCTTGCTGATGTCCATTCATGGCCAGTCGGCCATTACGGTACCGGATGGACAGGAAGTGGAATTGCTTGAGGCGGTGCGCACATCCGGCGGCGATCACAAGGAATTCGTCAAGTATCTTGATTCGATGATTGCCAAGGTCATCGTTGGCCAGACATCGACCACCGATAGCGGATCATGGCGCGGGACAGCCAACGTGCATAAGGATGTTCGCGACGAAATTATCAAGGCAGATACCGACCTGCTTTGCGGGACGTTCAATGCTGGGCCGGTTAAATGGCTGACGGAATGGAACTTCCCCGGTGCAAAGCCGCCAAAGGTCTGGCGCGTGCTTGATGACGATGAAGACCTTGATAACCGCGTCAATCGCGACAAGGCCATTTATGAAATGGGCTTTGAACCTGATCTTGACTACATCAACACGACCTATGGCGGCAAATGGAGCAAGCGCAACCAGTCTCCGACCACTTCCAGCTCCACCGAAGACAATCCGTCCTTTGCCGAAGCAGACAGCGATGCCATTGATCGCGCCGTAGAGAACGGATTGGAAGACTGGCAACCGATGATGGACCCGCTTTTGCAACCCGTCATCGATATGATGGAAGAAGCCGCTTCATTCGAGGAAATCCAGAAAAAGTTGCCCGAACTCTACGCCGATATGGACGTTTCGAAAGTCACGGACAAATTACAGAAACTCAGCTTCGCCATCGAAGTAGCCACCCGGGCCGGGGCCGAGATCGATGACGGTAATTGAGTTCGAAGCGGTTGCCCCCGAAGCCGCGATCAAGTCGTTCGAACGCAAGGGCCTTGAAATCTCGTTCGACTGGCGGGATGTGGATGCTGATGAACATGCCCGCACCTTCACCGTGGCCAAGGCCATGCGCCTTGATGTTCTGACCGATATTCGCGGTGCTGTCGATGACGCCTTGCGGAATGGCACAACGCTTGATCAGTTCCGTAAAGACCTGACACCCAAGCTGCAAGCCAAGGGATGGTGGGGCAAACAGATCATGTCCGATCCACTGACCGGCGAGGATCGCCTGGTACAGCTTGGATCACCCCACCGCCTGCGCACGATCTTTGATGTCAATCTGCGGGCATCCTATGCAGCGGGAAAGTGGAAACGCGCCAAGGACACAGCCCGACGTGTTCAGGATCAAAGCGGGCAGAAGGTCTATCTGCGTTATGTGGCCGTCAAGGATGACCGCACACGCCCCAGTCACCTCAATTGGCACGGCACGATCCTGCCCATAGATCATCCATTCTGGGATACACATTACCCGCCCAATGGTTGGGGGTGCCGTTGCTCCATCCAGATTTTGACCGAACGGCAACTCAAGCGTCTGGGATATGAGGTTTCACCCGATCCCGATATTGAAACCCGCGAGTGGTACAACGCCCGCACCGGCGAAATTGAAACCGTGCCCACCGGGGTTGATCCGGGTTGGGGGCACAATGTCGGCAAATCGGCAACCCGCGCAGAGGCGGGCCGGATATTTGCTGACAAACTGCGGACAGCTCCGCCCGATATTGCTGCCCTGGCATTGAAGTCCGACCCCGACGTGGTGGCCGAAATCCAGAACAGCTACGGCCTGTTCTTTGACGATGTAATTGCAACGGGCAAGGCACGCGGTGAACGGCGCGTGATCGGGGCCTTCACCCCGCGCACGGTCGAAAAACTATCCGACTTTGACAGTTACCCGCAAAATGCCGCGATTACGATTGGCGACCGGGAAATTCTGCATTTGCTGCGCGATGCCAAGAAAGCCCGTAATCAGGCGTTACCGGAATCCTTTGTTCGCGATCTGCCGACCGAACTGTCCACTGCCAGGGCGGTGTTGTTTGACACGCAGGAACCGACCTTGCTGTATGTCTTTGATGTTGCCGATGACAAACTGGCCAAGCTGGTCGTGCGGATCGATTTCAAAACCAAGATGCGTGACAGCACCGGCAAGCGCATCGATGTCCAGACCAACACAGCCCGAACGGCAAGCCTCGTTCAGCCGGGCAATATCAAAGCCAAACGTTACAAGCTGCTCGATGGGGAACTATAAAAGGAAAAACGGTTGCCGCCCCTTACGCTACATGGGCATTGCTGTACTGGCCGGATCGGCAAGCACTCTGGGCCAGCGAATTTCACCAGAATTTGCAGCAACCGCTGGATTGATCCTAGCACTTCCGATCTCAAAAATGAAGAGGATCGATTTAAAGCCGCCTGAAAAGCCCGCAAGGCAATCATGGGCGGTTGTCGCAATATCTCCCGCCAATTGCCGTTAGACCCCCGTTAGAACCGCGACAATCGGTATTTGATATTGCTGCATTACCCGTATCTGGCTTGACGCACCCCCTGAAATAATTCACGCTGCCACCACTTCACATCGCGAAAAACCGCTGTTTCCCTGAAGTTTTCAGCTAATCTCCCCGCTTTCAAGTCTTCATGATGCCCTTCGTCAATGTACGGAGAGCGACGTGAAGCGTATTCATATTTTCAAGACCGGCACCCATACCGACATGCGCGGTAAAGAAGTGACGTTCGGCGAAGCAGACGGCACCGATTGCGCATCGGTTTACGACCCGAAGCTGCACGAAAGCCCGCTGGTCATCGGTCATCCGCACCATAACCTTCCTGCCTATGGTTGGGTTAGGGGGCTTGAATTTGCGGACGGCGAACTGTTCGCCATTCCCGATCAGGTCAATCCCGAATTCGCCGAAATGGTTGCAAGCGGTGCATTCAAGAAAATCTCCCCGTCCTTCTATTTGCCCGATGCCCCCAACAACCCGACGCCAGGACATTACTACTTGCGTCATGTCGGGTTCCTTGGCGCGCAACCGCCTGCCGTCAAAGGTCTGAAACCAATCGAATTCGCCGATGGTGAAGAAGAAGGCGTTGTTACCCTTGAATTTGGTGACGTTGAACCACGTTCCATCGTCCGCCTGTTTCGCAGTCTTCGCGACCTTCTGATTGCACAGTTCGGCCAGGAAGAGGCCGACAAGGCATTGCCTGGTTACGAACTGGACTGGATGGCCGAACAGGCCGCTCAACCAGACCCGGAACCCGAAACACCCACCGCACCGGCCTTTTCCGAGGTGCCGGAGCCTTCCCCTGCGTCCACACCTCAAAAGGAGAACAAGGTGACAGACGAAGAACTCAAACAGCGCGAAGCGGAAATCGCCAAGCGCGAAGCTGCTTTTGCCGAAAAGCAGGCAGAAGGCGAAGCTGTTGATTTCGCTGACGGCCTGATCAAGGACGGCAAGCTGGCACCGGCAAACAAGGACAAGGTTGTGTCCCTGTATGCCCACCTGACCGTCCAGGGCAGCAAGGATGAAATCAGCTTTGGCGAAGCCCCGGCTGCATCCCCGGTCGAAATGCTCAAGGGCATTCTTCAGGCCGCGCCCAAGGTCGTCGATTTTTCAGAACATTCTGCCGGGAACTCCGGCGATGAACCGGCAGATTTCGCCGACCCGTCAGAACTGGCCACTGCCGCCCGTGCAATGGTCGCCGAGCAGTCTGCGAAGGGCGTCACCATGAGCTATGCCCAGGCCGTCCGCAAACTCCAGAAAGGAGCCTGACCAATGGACCTCGGTCTTATCAAGAATTTCACCAGTGCGGCGGCGATTGCCAAATACCGCCTTGTGGCTGCTGATGCGACCAGCGGCATTGTCAAACAGGCATCAAGCGCGACCGACGCGATTATCGGCTGCACCGGTCCTGCCGGTGTTGATGCAGCCGACAAACGCATTGATGTCTGCATGGATGACATCCGCGATGTCGAATTTGGCGGAACCATTGCCTTTGGCGATCCGCTGACCAGCGATGCAGAGGGCCGCGCCATCAAGGCCGAACCCGCCGCCGGATCAAATGTCCGCATTGCCGGTTACGCGATGGAAGATGGCGCTGTCGATGTCATCGGTAAAGTTCACATCAACCCGTCAACCCTCCAGGGCTGATTGGCCCCCACCTTAACAGGAGTTTCGTTTTATGCCTGGACAGTTTGAGGTCGATGCGACCCTGACCGCCATTGCGATTGCATACAGCAATCCGACTTACGCCCTGATCGCTGATCAGGTATTGCCCCGCGCCAAAGTTCCGGCCCGCAAGTTTGGCTGGCAGGAATACGATATCGGCAAAGGTTATGCAGTTCCCGACACCCGTGTCGGACGTCGTTCAGCCCCGAACCGCGTCGAGATCGAAGGCAAGAAAAAAGATTCGGAAGTCGAAGAATTCGGCATCGACATCCCGCTTGACCTCGCAACCATCGAAGAAGCGGAAAAGGCCGGTTACAACCCGCGTGACCGTGCAACCGAGCGTGCAACCAACATTGTGATGCTTGGTCGTGAAGTCCGCGTTGCGGGCCTGATTTCCGATCCGGCCAACTATCCGGTTGAACTGGTCAAAGCCCTTTCGGGTGCTTCGATGTTCACCGACCCGACCTCTGACCCGATCAAGGAAGTGTCCGATTTCCTTGACGCCTGCCTGGTACGCCCGAACCAGCTTACCATTGGCCAGGTGGCATGGTCAGCGCTTCGCCAGCACCCGAAAATCGTCAAGGCCACCAACCGCAATTCTGGCGATGCCGGTGCAGCGGCCAAGGAAGCAGTCGCCGAGCTGTTCGAGGTGCAGAAAATCCTTGTCGGTGCATCCCGCGTCAACACCACCAAACCGGGTACGACCCCGGTCCTTGAACGCGCTTGGGGCAGCATCATTGCCGGTCAGTTCATCGACGAAAGTGCCGATACCACAGGTGGGATCACTTTTGGTCTCACCGCCGAATACGGCACCAAAGTTGCGGGAACCATTCAGGCGGAAATGGGTATTCGTGGCGGTGAACTGGTCCGTTCCGGCGAGGAAGTCAAGGAACTGATCGTGGCCAACCACGCCGGTTTCCTTCTTTCCAACGTGGCTTAACCCTATCGGCGAAAAGGACACAGGACCATGAAAACCTATCCCGTACTGATTGCCGTTGACCATGACGGCAAGAAATACAAGCCCGGCGGCTCGGTCGATTTGACCGACGAACAGGCAGCACCGCTGCTCCGTACCGGGTTTCTCGGCGAACCGGCTGGCGATGCCGCTGTCCAGGATAACGGATCGACGGAACAGGACAACAGCGGAGCCATGACCAGTGCCGAAAGCGAACTTGATCGCCTGGTTGCCGCGATTGGCTCCATCGACAAGGACAACAAAGAACTCTGGACGGGCTCCGGCAAGCCGAAAACCGAGGCATTCGACGCAATCGAAACCATCGATTTCCCGGTATCCGCCGCCCTTCGTGACAAGGCCTGGGATCAGTTCAACGCCCAAGCATAAACTCGGAACTGATCCCGTCTGCCGACCGGTACTCTCCGCACCCTCAACGCTGCCGGTCGGCAGCACCCTTCTTGTAATCCAAGGTGATTTGACATGGCATATGCAACCGCAACCGACATGCAGACGCGCTTTCCTTTGAACGAACTGCTTGATCTGACCAATCAGAACGATCAGAGCGCAGAAACGATCAATGAAGACGCAATGTCGGTTGCGCTTGACGATGCCAGTGCGGCCATTGACACGGTTCTTTCGTCCCGCATGAAAACACCTCTTTCTCCCGCGCCGTCCGTTCTGGTTTCGGTGTGCTGCGATATTGCGCGTTACCGCCTCTATTCCGGTCGTGCGAGCGAGGAAGTCGAGAAGCGTTACGACAACGCCATCAAGCTGCTCAAATCCATTGCAGCAGGCGATATTGATCTGGGCAGCAACCAGTCATCCCGACCTGCGGTCTATTACAAACCGGAATCGGTTTTTGACGGAAAGGACATGCTCTGATGTCTGTTTCGATCAAGGCCGATTATCGGGACTTCGGGCGCATGGGCGGCAAGGTGATGAACTTCCTTGCAACCCTGTCTGATACCCGCCCGCTGCTTGAAGATATCGGCGATGTGTTGTTGCTCAACATTGATCGCCGGTTTGATGACGGCAAGGGACCAGATGGCACGCCCTGGCAAAAGGCAAATCGTGGCGGTCAAACACTGGTTGATACCGCCCGGTTGAGGAACTCGTTCGACAAACGGGTTTCGGATCGTACCGTCTCTGCCGGCACAAATGTCATCTATGCCCGCATTCACCAGTTCGGTGGAACCATCAAGCCGAAACGCGCCAAGGTTCTGGCCTTCAATATCGGTGGCGAAGCAATCTTTGCCAAGCAGGTAACAATCCCTGCCCGTCCTTTCCTTGGCATCGGAGACGAAGATACCAAGGGCATTCGCGGCGCAATCGCCGATTTCGTGCGCACTGCCCATCGGGAGGCGCACCCATGATTGGTGAACTTGAAAAGTTCCTGAAGGAAACCCTGATTGCACAGCGCGATCAGCGTGACCTCAAGGTCACGATTGATACCTATGGCGGGCAGCTTGACGAAGACCTGTTGCGCGAGATCGCCCAGAAGGCACCGGCAATCTATGTAACCTTTTCCGGCATGACCAAAGCTGCCCGTCAAACCACACGCGGTCGAATATTCGATGGCACCTTTGTTCTGATTGCGGCCAGCAAGGCCGTCAATGACGAACATGCACGCGGTGGCGGGCGTGGAGGCCGGATTACAGGTGCGTTTGACCTGCTGGATTTCGCGCTTTTTGTGACTTCCGGGCTGGATCATGAAACCCTTGAGCGAAAGTTCGAGCCGGAACGCATCACCAACCTGTTTAACGCAAAGGTCGGGCGCGAATACCTCGCGGTTTATGCCCTGTCGCTTTCCTGCCGGTTCACGGTCTCCCCGGATTGGGGGATTACTGACCTCGATGACCTTGAAACCATCCATCACACATCGGCACTCGGCGGCGAAGGCACGCCCGTCATGGAAACCGATCTGCCGCAGACAGAGGAAGAAGCATGAACCAGACGATTTACATCAAGCCCGGCAAAGGCATGACAGTGCCCGATCCGGAAACCGGCAAGCCCATCGGGCCGGAGGGCGCATTCGTGCCCAATAACAGCCTGTATCGTCGCTTTGTCAAACGGGGCGAAGCCGAAAAAGCCAGCCCGCCGCGTGCCAAAAGCACCCCGGCCCCGGCCAAGTCAAAGGAGTAAACCGCAATGGATCAGATCAGCTTTAATCAGATCCCGCTCGATATCTTTCGTCCGGGCTATTACATGGAAATCGATCCGACCCTTGCCTTTAACGGTCTGCCTGTTTTCAAGCAGCGCACTGTGATGTTCGGGCAGCTTGGCACTCTGCCATGCGCGGTGCCGGGCGAGATTTACAACGTCATCACTGAGGCCGAAGCCAAGGTCTTGTTTGGCCAGGATTCCATGCTCGTCGGCATGGTCAAGGCGTTCCGCCTGATCAACCCGTACCAGGAACTTATTGTTATCCCGGTTGCTGAAAACGTGGCGGGCACGGTGGCAAGCTGTGCGCGCACCTTTACCGGTAGCGCCACCCGTGGCTCAACCCAGCAATTCTACATCAACGACAAACGCTATCAGCTCGGCATTACGGCCTCGGAAACGGCGGAAAGCGTTGTTGGTCGTCTGGTCACGCTGATCAATAACGACCCATCGTCGCCGGTCATTGCGACCAACGACGGTGCGGCGCTGACCCTCACATGTAAATGGAAAGGGGAAACTGGTAACGATATCATTTTCCTGACCCGCTATTACAACACCGATCAGAATACGCCTGGTCTGGGCTTTGGGACTGGCGCTTTCACGGGTGGTGCAGGCAACCCTGACCTGACGGATGCCATCGACGCCCTTGATGACATGACGCAGTATCAGGGCTTTGTCACCCCGTTCATTGATGAACCGAACATGCTGGCCTTGCGCTCCGAACTTGATACGCGCTGGGGGCCACTCTCGGCCCTTGATGGTCGTGTCTTTGCCGCCAAGCGCGGCGGTGTTGCTGCTATGGGCACCTATGCCGGTCTGCTGAACAGTCATCACATCCCGGTGATGGACACCACAAGCGACGCCCCGACCGCCCCGTGGGATTGGGCTGCGTCCACGGCTGCAATCGTTTCTTATTACGGCTCCATTGACCCGGCCCGCCCGTTCCAGACCCTCGAAATGAAAGGCGTCATGGGCGCACCGGAAGGCAAACGCCGCACATCTGCGGAAAACGAACTGCTTCTGTCAAACGGGATTTCGACCCACGCGGTTGGCAATGACGGCAAGGTCTATGTTGAGCGCCTGGTCACGACCTATACCCAGAACGCCAACGGGGCCGAGGACACGGCTTACAAGTCACTCAATACCGTAATGATCATGTCCTATTACCGGCGCTCGGTGACGAACCGGTACAAGCTGAAATATCCCCGCCACAAGCTGGCTCTATCCGGTCATCCGGCTGCTGGCCGGGCCTCAAACATCATCACACCGGAAACCGCAATTGCGGAGTTTTTGGCCCATTACAAGCTGATGATGGACGCCGGGATTATGGATGATTTCGAAGGCTACAAGGCCGACATCCTGTCCGACAAAAACAGCCAGAAGCGCGGGCGTCTTGATGTCTTCGATCAGCCACGCCCGATTGACCAGTTCCATCAGCTTGCGGTGCGCTCTGCGTTCCGCCTGATCTAAGGAGGCCCAAAGAATGTCCGATATTTTCGGCACTGCCATCATCACAGTTGATGGGTACGAGCTGCAATCAATTGAAGGCAGCGCAACTTTGCGCAAAGGCCTATCAGTCGGGAAAGTTCGCAAAGGTCCGCGTGGGTATGCGGGAACAAGCGTCGTACCAAACACATCTGAACTGACGTGTGACGTTTTGCCGCGTAGTGATTTTGACGTGGAAGAGCGCCTTGCAAATGGCAAGGAAACCACCGTGCGGTTCGAAGATGAAAACTCCGGTCAGGGCTGGATTATCCCAATCATGGTAATGACCGAGGACCCCGAGCTTACTGACGGTCCTGACGCAAAATACTCGCTCACTCTTGCGGGTTCCAAAGCGGAGAAAGTCTGATGGACGCACTTCCTCTTAACGACGGTCTCAAGATCGGTGAAACCACCTATAGCCGTCTGACGGTCAGCCCGCTGGATGCTGGCGGGGCAATTGATGCGGCTATTGCCGGGGAAAAAGTCCGGTTTGGCCCGAATGGCGAACCTGTAATCGTCACAAGCCCGACCGTAGTCTCGACCGAGCGATTGCGCCGCCAGGTCACACGGCTTGAAAGCAAGGACGGACAAACCATGCAAGGTCCAATTTCGGTTGGCGATCTTCGACGTATGTCTGAACGCGATTATCGCGCCTTGGTGGGGTACGCAGATCAAGTCGATAGCGCCTATCTTGCCCGCGAAGGTGACAACACGGCAAAGCGAGAAGAAACCGGTGCCGGAGACAATCCTGACGGCACTGGTGCTTGACCGGACCTGTCCGGGCTTTTTGTCCGGACAGGAAATCATCGGTTCCAGGGCAAGTGTCGAAGACATGGTGCTTGCCCTGGCACGAACCACCGGAACCTCACTTGAGGACGTCCGTAAAATGCCACTCTGGCAAGTTCTCCGTTACCTGAAGAAGCTGGCGAAGCAAACCAAGAATGAATGACTTCAACTCACAGGTCAAAGTTGATATGCGCGGCAATCTGGTCGCGGAAGCCAAACGCAACTCGCGTGCGGTTTCCGGGCTGGTGAGTTCGGCTGCGCGTGACTTTGGTAAACTGGGACAAGCGGCTGGAAGTCTTTCAAACGGGATTGATCGCCTGGGCAACCGCTATACCGGGCTTGCCACCGGCTTTGCAACCGGTGCGCTGGCTCGTGGTGTGATCAATGTTGATGCGCAGCTCAATCACATTGCCACCCGGATGAAAATGACCGGGGAACAGGCCGACGATCTTAAACAGAAACTTTACGATGCATCGAACAACGAGGCGATCCGTATGGACGTTTCGCAACTCGTTGACGGCATGACACAGGTTCTGGCCCTGACAGGTGATCTCGATTTCGCTGTGGCCAACATCGAAAATATTGGCATAGCCGCCCGTTCGTCCGGGTCGGCGGCATCAGACATCGCCAATGTGGTCGCAAACCTCAAGAAACTGGACATCAACACACCCGAACAAGTTGCCCTTGCCCTTGAAACCCTCATTGCCCAGGGCGATGCGGGCGCGGTTGAATTCAAGGATTTGGCAGCGGAATTCGGGCCATTGGCCAGCGCAATGGCCGCACTTGGCCAACGCGGCATGGGGGCGGTCAAGTTCCTTGGCGGCTTCATGCAAACGACGCAGGATACAACCGGCAGCGTTGCCGAAACTGGTACGGCAATCAGTGCCTTTTTGCGCGATATCAGTGCAAAGGGTGCGTTCCTTGAAAAGAACGGCATTACCGTCTTTGATGGCGACCAGATGCGCGAAGCAGACGCAATTCTGAAAGACATCTTCACCAAAGTATCTGCGGTTCAAAGCAAAACCAAACAGGTTGGTATGCTGCGTGACATTTTTGGCGATGAAAGCTATCGCGCCATCAGCCAGCTTTGGACCGACTATCAGGCCACCGGCAACTTCACGATGCTTGATCAGATGAAGAATGTCGATGTTGGCAACGGTCAGATGAACCAGGACGCGATCAAACAGACACAGACGATGGCTGTTGCGATTGAAACCCTCAATACCGCACTTGCCCGTATGGCCGATGAAAACCTGTCAGAACCCATTCAAAGCCTTGCCGATGCGATTACCGGGTTGAGCAGCGAAGAGCTGGAAAACATCTTTGATATTGCCGCAAGCGGCGCAACGGCGGCGGCTGGTATCTGGGCTGTAAACAAAGCGATCCGGGGTACTGCTGCCGGTGTCCGTCTTGTCCAGGGATTGCGCGGGGGTGCCCGTGCAGGCGGAAAGGCCGCTGGCGCATTGGTCAGCGCCGCTGCGACCCCTGTGATCGTGACCAATTGGCCAACCGGTGGCGGTTATGGATATGGCGCAGATGCAGGCGGCGGAGGCAATAAAGGAACCAAAGGAAAAGGCCCACGTGTTCGTTCGGGTCGTTTTGGTGGCTTGGTATCGCTTGGCGCAAAGGCATCATCGGCAACTGGCCTGACCAGTCTTGGAGCCAAGGCAGGAAAGCTCGTTCGTGGTGTCGGCCCGCTGGCAACCGGTCTGGCTGTTCTGAATATCGGATCGTCCGTCATCGATGGCGATGCGCGTGGTGCAGCCGGTGCAACCGGAAGCCTTGGCGGCGCACTGGTCGGGGGTAAACTCGGTGCATTGGGCGGTGCGCTGGTTGGGCCGATTGGCTCTGCAATCGGTGGTGTCATCGGCGCAGGCCTTGGGGCCTATTTTGGCGAGGAAGCTATCACCGGCCTTTATGACAAGTTCTTCTCAGGCGACAACAACAATCCTGCATCCGGACAAAATAGCGAAGCCCTTGAACGCAATACGTCATCGCAGGAAAGACTTGCAAAAGCCATCGAGGACAATACCCGCGCCCAGGGCGTGATGGGCCGCCGCCAGCGCCGCGCACAACGCCTTGATATTGGCGCATTAGAGGGAGGTCAGCCGTGATCGATCTTTCTCAATACCGCCAGGCATCCTTCCGGGGTATTCCGTTCCACGTTGCCACCAGCGAGTTGCGAATAACCCATCGCATCGACAAGAAATCATATCCATTCGGGAAACGTGGTCTTGTTACCGATATGGGTACCGATGATGACGTTTTTCAGGAAGCAATTTTCCTGCTGGGCGATGATGTCTTGCAGCGCCGCCGCGATCTTGAAAACGCCTTTCGCTCCATCGGTCGGGGACAATATGTTCATCCGACACGCGGCACCCTTGAGGTTGTCGTTGAAGCGGCCAATTGCCAAGAAAGTATGACCGAACTCGGCGTTGCCGATTTCACGGTCACCTTTGTTCTTGCAGGCAAGGTCATCGGACCAACCGCCCGTCTTGATACGCAGGCCAATGTCCTGACTGCGGCCAGTCTTGCCGAGGAAAGCGTTACCAACGGGTATGATTTCGACGTTCTGGACACCAGCGATACCACTCAGATCGATTATCAGAAACTGACCAAAGCCGCCTTTGACCTTTATCGAATGAGCCAGACACTTACGCCTGGTGCAATTCAGGGTGCGGCTATCGATTTGGCCAGCAACTTTGCAATCGAAACCATCGCACAAACTGGCCCCGGTATCGTTTCAGAAGCCTTCTCGATGGCTTCCCAAGTCGGGGACTATTTCGGCGCGACCCCGGAAGGTGTCAAAGCCTTTACCGGCGTGCTGAGCGAAAGCGCCGGACAGGCATGGAACCTTGTCAATGAAAGCGGTGTATTGCAGGGAACGGCGATGTCGCCGGTTCTTTCAACCCTTTCAAACCGGTTCATGGCAACCAACGTTGTCGCAACCAGTTCCGAAGCGACCAATGCCAAACAAGTTGGTCAGGCCATCTTTGATGCCATGACGATTACCGCGTCAAAGGCCGTTGCAAATACACCATTTGAAAGCGTCCAAGAGGCGCTTGGTGTCCGCGATACACTGGTTTCAGCACTTTCATTCGCAGCAACCGCGACAACAACCAGCGACCCGGAACGCTCAACCGCCCGCAATCAGTCATTGCGCAATCTGCGCACGGCCGTTTCCCGCGATGTATCGGAAAACATTACCGACCTTCCGTGGCTTGAAACCGAAACCCCGGCAACATCGACACCGGCGCGGGTAATGTCCTATCGCCTGACTGGCAACATCAATGACGGCCTTGCGACCCGCAATACCGTCTTGCATCCATCCTTTGTCGAGGCCGGGAAAGAGCTTCTGTATCTCGCAAAGGAGAACAGAAATGGTTGATGTGCAGCTCTATGTGCGCGGTCAAATCTATAGCGGCTGGACCGAAGCCACCGTTACCAAAAGCCTTGATGCCATTTACGGAGAGGCAAAGCTGTCTCTGACCCGGTTGAATGAACAGGAAGCGGGAACCGTTCCGGCAATTCGCATCGATGACGATGCCCGTTTGACCATCGATGGGCAAACCCGTATTGCCGGATATATCAAATCACGTGATCTCGATATCAACGAGGACGGGTTTGATCTGAACATCGTTGTTCATGACAAGACATCACGTCTGTTTCGCGGGTCTGTCGTCAACTTCCCTGGAGAATGGAAAAACCAGACCGCCCTTCAAATCATCGAAGCTGTGTGCAAGCCTTTTGGTGTGGTCGTCATGGCACAGGTACCAGTCGGCAAGCCATTTGAAAAATTTGCCGCCCAACCCGGTGATACAGCGGCAAAGGTGATTGAACGGGTTTGTCGCCACCGCGCCCTGATGGTCTATGCCGATAATAACGGACAACTCATTCTGACCACCGCCAAGGCAGCAACCATGCTTGCATCGGAAATCCGGTTTCACCCGGAAACCGGTAATGCACTGTCACTTTCGCTTAGTGAAGATATCCAGCACCGCCATAACGAATATATCTGTCATACCCAAAGCCCCGGCAGCAATTGGGGAACTTCGGAACATTCCAAGGTTGTCGGACGGGCAAAAGATCGCGGCATCAGCAGCTATTGCCCCCTTGTGGTTATCGGTGATGAACCAGGCGACGAAACCGCAATGACCAAACTGGCAACCACGACCGCTGCGATCAACGCCGCCCGTTCGGAAAGTCGCGATTACCTGATGGCCGGTTGCAAGTCCGATGACGGAAAATTGTGGGATATCAACCAGAAAATTCGGATCGTTGACAGCATCGAAGGCCTGAACGCCATCCGGCTTATCAGCAAGATCGTATTCTCGATCTCTGACGGCAAGGCCGATGAAACCATACTGACCGTCATGCATCCGGACGCCTATGAACTTGTGGCCGAACCGGAAAGCAAACCGGGGGAGGCATGGTAATGAACTACGAAAAACTCCTGGACACGCTCGACAACATCAAACTGCGGATCAAGCTGCTCTTAAGCCGCGCCACGGTCACATATGTTTATGTGATTGAAGACGGTAAAATGCGCAAGATACAGGTGCAAGGACTTGGCCTGAATGACGCGGTTGAACACGCAGAACCCTATGGGTTGGCAATGCATCCTCTGATCGGATCAGAAGCCTTTCTATCGTCCATTCTCGGCCAGCGCGGGCACCTTGTCGGCACACTGATCAGCGACCCGCGCTATCGCCCGACCGGAGACAAGCCGGGCGAGGTAATTCTCTGGTCGAAACATGGCCAGACGATCTGGCTGCATGATGACGGAACCTTGCGAATTTCCGCACCGAACAAAGTCGAAGTGACCGCCCCGGAAGTCACAACCAACGCCCCGCTGATCAATGTCAACGGGACGAATGTGAACATTAATGCCCAGACGGTCGCGATCTCCGCCCAGAGCGCATCCCTTGATTGCAATGATATCACCTTTGGCGGTGATGAAGACGCCCAGCCGGTCGCCCGGATTGGCGATCTGGTGAACGTCACTTCAGGCAGTTCGGCAGGGCTTTGGGAAATCGTATCAGGCTCCAGCAAAATGAGGGTCGGCTGATGGATATTGCATTCGTAAACCGCAATGGCACCGGCTTTGATCTTGCAACTGACGGCTATGACCTTGTGGTTGCCGATGGCCTGATCACAATGCTGATCCATGCGCTGTTTCGCGATGCCCGCGCCCCGGAAGGCACGATTGAACCCGGCACAGACCCGCGTGGTCATTGGGCATCAAGTCTGACCGCAAATGCGCCGGAAGGAAGCCTGTTGTGGTTGATGAAGCGCGAAAAAATCACCCCGGATATGCCGCACCGGGTCTCGGAAACACTCGAACAGGCTTGCCAGTTCCTGATCGATGACACCGAAGGCGATGCAAGAAATGTCACAGACGTTCGGGCAATCGCGGAAAAATCATCCATTCGCGGGCGGATCGAAGCGCAACTGAACGTCTATCTGTCAGGCATTTCCACACCGCGCCGTTTCACCTTTGTTTATGACCCGAATGCCGGGCGCTACAAGTTGGAGGAAATCGAGTAATGGCTTGGCCAGTTACCACCATTGCAGAACGGGAATTGCGCCTGCGCGAAGGGATTTCCACCGGTTTGAAACTTCCTGCTGTGCCGGGCCGCGCATCCAATATCGGTGTTATCTCTGCCGAGGTATCCGGCGAGATCGATGATATTCATCAGCACATTCGGTACCAGGCGAAACAACGCTTTGCCAAGACTGCCGATATTGAGGGTCTAAGAACAATATCTGCGGAATACGGGATGGCGCAAAAAGCCGCCACAGCATCGGTTGGCGCAATTACCTTTGCCGGGGCAGATGGTGTAACACTTCAAGCAGGCGAACGCTGGAAACACGCAAACGGCCAGTTCTATGTCACGACCGAGAATGTGACGATTGCCGGTGGGTCCGCGACCGTTTCCGCCCAGGCAGAGGCAACCGGACCGGCGGGAAATCTTGCCGCAGGACAATCGCTTTCCCTTGTATCCCCGGTCGCCGGTGTTGCTTCAACTGCAACGGTGTCAACCGCCTTTGCCGATGGACGCGCCATTGAGGGCGTCGAATCATTTCGCGCACGTATTCTGTATCGCCAGGCAAAACCGCCGATGGGTGGGTCCGACGCGGATTACGTTGTTTGGGCGACCGAGATCAATGGTGTGGACGGGGTGTGGATTTCCCCCCAGGCGATGGGGTTAAACACCGTTACGGTACGGATAGCATCCTATGACCAGAACGGCTGGCCGGTCCCGACCGAAAATATCCGTCAGGCCGTAGCAACCCATATCGACGGGCATATCAACGAATTCACCGGGCAGTGGGAAGGTCGTCCGTCCGGCGCACAGGTCTTTGTCGTCGTGATCGATGTCAAACTCATCGATCTCGATTTTTCAACCCTGATCCCGTCCGATACCAAGACACTCAACGCCATCGCAAGCAATGTGCAATCCCTGTTTCGCCGTTCGGGTGAACCAAATCAGCAAATCCGGGAAAGCTGGCTGCGGGCGGCGATTTCAGCCGCTGTTGGCGAGGACTATCACACGCTGGCCAGCCCTGTCGGCCCGATCACTTTGGGCGTCAATGAATTGCCGGTTCTCAATACCATCAAACTGAACGGGACGGTCCTGTGGGAGCGCCCGCTATGATGACCACCGAGCAGAAAACAGACGCCTATGCCAATGCAATGATTGCGGGCCTGCCGCAAGGTCCGGCCTTCCCGCGTGAAGGGGCAGAAAACCGCGATGCGCTTATCCGCGCCATCGCCCGCGAGTTCGCGCTTGAAGACGATATGGTTGATCTGATGATGAGTGAGGCAAGCCCGCTCACTGCATCGATCACGATTGAGGAATGGGAATCCGATTTCGGCTTGCCCGATTGCGATCATCAACACGCCACCACCCTGCAAGAACGCCGTGCAGCCGTTCATGAAAAACGCACCCGCGTCGGGAGCCTCAACCCGAATGCCATCGTCGCGCTGGCCAAGAAGCTCGGATATGACGCCGAGGTCATCGAACGCCGCCCGTTCGTTGCGGGTTTGTCGCGCTGTGGGGACCGCCTTGGACGGGCGGATTGTCGTCTTTGGTGGACCGTGCGCGTCTATCAAGCTCGCATAACCCGGTTCAGAACCGGCGCGTCCAGGGCGGGCGAAAAACTCATGAGCATTGCACGGGCCGAGGATCTCGTTTGCGTCCTGGAACGCATCAACCACAGCCACTTGAAACTGACATTCTCTTACGAGGGCAACTGATCATGGAATACGTAAAGCCACTTAATGAAACCGATCCGGACGCCCCGTACATCGACGGGGACGCCTCCCAGGATATCGAAGGGTCAGAAGTCCCGGCGGCGGCTATTGAAGACCCGATGCGCGAGATCGTAAACGCGATCACGTTTTTCCTCGGAACTGTCGAAAATCCGCTTCCGGCTTCCGGCGAAGACTTGCAGCAATTGCGCAAGGCAATCCAGAAGGCCGTTGCGGATGGTACTGCCAATGGCCTGTTTCGGGATATCCCTGCGACCTTGGTCGCCGGTTTCAACACCGAGTTCCTTGACCTGACGGTCGCCGCCGGTGTGGCGACCTTCGATCCAACCGCCCGCAGCCGGTTCAAGCATGTTCTGGATGACGCGGTCCTGATCGATAACCCGGCTGTGATCCCGAATGCTGGGCCTGCGATGATCAAGATCACGCAGGATGGTACCGGCAACCACGCGGTTGACTGGGGCACGAAATATCGTGTGACCGGCGATGTCAATTATACCGCCAACTCGGTCAGCCTATGCCAGCTTCAGTATGACGCTGCTGACGATGTTATCGACGTTGTGATTACCCAGCGTCCGGAGGCCTGATCATGTCGCTTTTGATGGAAAATAGCGTGGCCAAGATCGGCTGCGGTGATCCGGGTGATCCGATTGATTTTGCTGCCCTGTTCGACGGCGACGGCAACGGTGAAGCTCAACTAACACCGCCAGCCACAGCGACAAACAAGTTCGTGATTTCCGTCTATGTCAAGCGCGTGAAACTTGATGGGCAGACGTTCATTTGCTCGGCGGCAACATCTACCACCAATCGTTTCTGGTTCTATATCACGATAGGCGGGCAGTTGCGGGCCTTTGATCAGACAGCAACCGGTGTTTTGCCTTTCGACTTCACAACGGCGGAGGTTTTCAGGGATGGAGCCAAGCCGTATCACATCATCATGGATTACAATGAGGGCGATGTAACCTTTATCGTCGGCGGGATAGTTGTTACGGAATTCAGTGTCGCGGTCGCGGCTTCTGCCGGGCATGTTCCGCGCTGGAACATGGCAATTCCACACCGGATCAGTTCCACGTCCTCGACTTCGGGCGGTGTGAACTTTTCGCATGGCTATCTTTCCGACTTCAAATGTATTGCCGGAAAATCCATAGCAGCGGGCGATTTGTCCCTAAGCGATTTTGGCAGGTTCAATGCCTATGGGCATTGGGTTCACAACACATTCCCCGGAATTGGCGGCGGAGCAGCGGCCTATGGAGCGGCGGGCTTCCATCAAAACTACGCGGACCCGATTGACTTGGGCAAAGATGTATCCGGTAACGGTAACCATTTCACGGTGGCTGGGGATGTTGAACAGGTAGTAGATACGCCCTTCAACAATGCCACGACCTTTAGCCCGATAGATACAGGTGGTGCAGTTTTGTCTGATGGAAACCGTACCATGAATAGTACGGGATCAACCCCACGTAACCCTGTTCGGGTCGGCAAGCCGATCAGGGGTAAAAAATATGCTGAATTCATTTCTCTGGATGGTGGTGGTATCGGCAATGCAACGATCGGAATTGCAGACGTTACCCGATCATTTGATAGCAACTCGCGGCCTGATTACAGCTATGACCAGAATGGTGGTGAATTGCTTGAGGATGGTGTTGAAATCCTTACCACTGGCGATGCTTACAATTTTGGAGAAACTATTTCTGTCTCGGTTGATACTGAAAACAGCATTGCGGTATGGAAGCGCGAAAACGTCGTTCAGTACACCGTTGCGATTGATCCGTCCAAGACCTATGCATTTGCTGTCGGTGATAACTCGACGACTTATGCAGCAACTATCCGTGCTGTTCTTACGGATGACGGGTTTAAGTACCAGCCAGATGCGGGTTTTACGTCTCAGGAAAGCGCCTTTGACAACTGCCCGGACATTCTTGATCCACAGGATTATGTTGTCGAAAACCTTGCCATCGGTGGTGACGGGTTCGCTTCTTGCCCGTTCAGCCTACTGTCCAACAAATGTGCAGTGCTTTCGCGTCGGTATGATCAGGCAAGTCATTGGCGGTTGACGACCACTTTGCGCGGTCCCGGCAAGTTCCTCTCAACCAGTGAGCCGGGCGTCGGTGAAATCACCGGCGAAGAAGGACTTGATGCCTTCACCCACAACGGCTTCACGATCAGCGCAACAGCTGCAGATGAATGGCTTGGCAGTCGTTATGACCTTGTGATCCGGGCGAGCGCGCTGGCCGGAATTGATATCTTTGAATTTACCCATGTGAACGGTACGCCCTCGGTTGTTGACCAGAACACCGGTGGCGTCATCGAGGAGCTTTGGTTGTTCCCCATTTCAGGCGGCAATGTTCGCATTTTCAATGCCGCGATGGGCGATGACAAATACCTTGTCATGAGCAATACCAATACGGCTGCGACGGACACGGGCTGGATTTCAAGAACGGCCAATCAGGTCACTTTTGACGGTTCATTGGCGAATGGTGATTACGTTGCCATAGCGTTTCGTTCCGTTGCGCAGTTCTCAGGTTTTGATAGCGGCACGGGAACGGGTAGTGCAACGGCTGGGCTTTTCTGTCCACGCGATCATTCGCCGCTGGTTTGCATCACAACCCGCCAAAACGGTTCTACGAAATGGCTGCATTCCAAGGCCCTGAATGTTGGCAATCCGAGCGTCAATCACCTTTCGCTGGGTAGCAACGCAGTGCTTGGTACATCGGGAACCGAGAAAGACATCCTGTCCAACGGTGTGCGCATGATGTCAGCAAACAATGACAATGCGTCTGGCAATAAAATTCTTGTCAGCACCCTTGCTTATCAACCCGGAAAATTTGCAACTGCGCGATAGGAGCAATCAGTTATGCGTACCCCACTTTATGTGATCTTCAACGACGACTGGTCGTTCAACCGTTATGAATATGGCGTGAGCTTTGTCGCGGAAACGGGTCGTCCGTTCTCGAACGCGACTAAGCATTCGGTTGCGACCCTGCTTGATCACTACGTCAAGCCGATTACCCAGACCCCGAAGCCGTCAAGCGAATGGCAGGACGTGGCCAGCCAGCCGGATGTACTGATCGAGGGCGAAGGTGCGGCGCAGACTGCGAAGCTGGCTTGGCCAACTGCGCCGATCAATCTTGAACAGGCCAAGGCGAAGCTGCGGAAGAAGGTCAAGGAATGCAAGTTTGCGCGGATGGACGCAGGGATCGAGTTTGCGGTTGGTGAAACGACCTACCTTGTCCAGACCGATGCGGACAGTCGTAGCCTTATCGACAGTACCTTTGCCTTGGCGGTGAATGGGTATCTGCCCGACGGGCGTGGCTGGCGCATGGGGGATAATTCCTATCCGATCCTGACCCAGCAACAGTTGATTGATATGGCATTGGCGGTCGGGGCGATGGTTGGCGCTTGCTATGACGTGCAATCATCGCAAGAGGCCGCGATTGAGGCCTTGGTCGATATTGAGGCCTGCATGGCCTTTGATTGTTCTACCGGGTTCCCGGCAGTGCCAGAAGTGGTTGAGGAATAGTACCCACCTCGCCAAACAGGATGCTCAAACCGTACAGAATGGCCAATGCCAAAACGATCAGTGATAGGAAGTCCAGTAACAGGGGATAGGTTCGCCAACCGTGACCAGGCAAGTAGCCAGGCAACTGATGTTGTATTCGCCTTGCTTGTCCCATGAAACCCTGGAAAGCCCCGAAGCCTTCCAAGATCATTCTTAATCCTTGTAGGGCCAGACCTGAGAGGAACATCGCCGTCAAGTAAGCGACGTTTTCTCTTAGCGGTCCCGTGAAAATCTGAGAACCAACCAGAGTGAGAGATGCGACCAAGCCCCCACACAATCCTCGCAAGATGAAACTTTGTAATGCTAGCCACTTTGGCCGAACGTCTTGATCATGAGACTGATCAAGACGTTCTCTAAACTGTGAAATCTGTTTTGGATCGGAGATTGGAGGCAAACCTGCAACTGTTCTTGGAGCCAAGCTCCAGATGTCACGCCAACGGACATTAGACCGCCCATTACTGGGGGGTAGGTTCTGTTTTGGAGAAGATTGTTTATCAGACATCGCATTCCCCTGTTTAGTATGACGGGGGTTCGGGCGCTCCACCGCCCAAACCGAGTGAGAACGACCACTCACGGATAACCGCCCCGCCACCGTAGCTACGGTCGGGAATTTGCTAAAGGTCGAAAATGACAGAGTCAATAAACTCTGGAACAAAAAAAGAACAGTACCGGGATATCCGGTGCAAATCCTGCGGTCGCAAGCTTCTTGAAGCGGTTGGCCGTATCCTGATCCGGGTTAAATGCACGCGATGCAAGACCCTTAATGCAATCGAGTCCCAACATGCGGACCACCTCTGAAAGCCTGTGAGCTTCGGAGAAAACAAGTGAAGAACGACAAACCTGTTACCCCAGTCAAGCCGGTTGCCCCCTATCTCGGTGGGAAGAGCCGGTTAGCAAAGCACATTGTCCAGAAGATCAACACCATCCCACACGCCACATATGCCGAGGTTTTTGTGGGAATGGGTGGTGTATTTTTACGGCGCGATCATCTGGCCAAATGCGAAGTCATTAACGATCTGAACCGGGACGTATTCAATCTGTTCCGCGTGCTTCAGGAACATTACCCATACTTCATCGATATGTTGAAATGGCGTCTGACGACCCGTGCAGAATTCGAACGCCTGATTGATACCGATCCCGAGACCTTGACCGATCTTCAACGAGCTGCTCGCTTCCTCTATCTCCAGCGGACGGCTTTTGGTGGTAAAGTCTCAGGGCAGAACTTTGGGATTTCGCCAGGACGCTCTGGTCGCTTCGATGTCTCTAAACTGGCTCCGATGCTCGAAGACCTTCATTCAAGACTGTCGGGGGTAACAATCGAATGTCTGGACTACGCCGCGTTCATTGATCGCTATGACCGCCCAGAAACTCTTTTCTATCTGGACCCGCCTTACTACGGGAATGAAGGGGACTACGGCAAAGACCTGTTTTCTCGCGATCAGTTCGACAAAATGGCCAAGCAACTTCGTTCCATCAAAGGAAAATTCATCCTGTCACTCAATGATCGCCCCGAAGTGCGCGAAATCTTCGCAGGTTTCAAGGTCAAGTCCGTTGATGTCCCGTACTCAATTAGCCGGAAGGCAGAAGCGAGAAAAGCCTATGGTGAGGTGATAATCTCTAACGCCTAGTCTAGAGGGGCGGCTTGCAAGGGTCGCCCTTTTTGCTTACATGGAATGCGGACAGGGTAGGATTGAAGCAGAGGTCAATCATGCCCGATATTAGGAATGACGGTATACCGATCAGCGACACTGTGCGCCATGACCTTGAAGGCGTGTATTTTCATTGCCTGTCATGCCACCGAGAAGTGTGCAAAACCCCCGAGGAACTAATAGATTTGGCTGGACCTGACACCGGTCTCTGGACACTTGCCAGACGCCTGCGGTGCATCGAGTGCAACGAAAAGGATTTCACAGTCCGACTTGGCTATCCAAGAAACTGCAACGGCATCGGAAAACCACATTCAGAACGCTAG